AGCTTGGAAAGCTCGTAGGGGCATGGCCTTGACCGAGGAGGCGAAGGCCCGCCGCCTCTCCGAAACCGTGTGGTGCAGCCCCCATTGCGTGCGAGTCCCTGCGCCCGCGTCCGTGGTGTCCTCTCTTTTCTCTGCCGGGTGACGCAACACTACACATGGCGCGTCTTCGGGCCGCAGGGGCCGTTCCTTCGCTCGACCGCGGATGAGTGCCTCTACTCCGGCGCGGTGCGTGGCGGCAAGACCGTCGCAGCATGTTTGAAGGTCGTCACGCGCGCGAGCGTGCCAGGCGCACGCGAGGGCATCGGCAGGAAGCACGCGAACACGATCCGCCCGACGACCCTCAAGACGCTGCTCGAAGGCGATGGTGTCCTGCCTCCCGTGTTGCCTCGCGGCAGCTACGAGCACAACCAGCAGCGCGCCGAAATCAAAATCCACGGCTGCGGTGAGATCGTGTACTTCGGGCTCGATGACCCGCTCAAGATCGGTTCGCGTTCGCTTACCGGATTCACCGGCGATGAGGCGTTGGAGTTCGAAAAGGCCGATTACGACATGCTGCACACGCGCGTCTCGCTCGACGTGCCGGGCTTGAAGAAGCAACTCAACTGGGTGACGAACCCGGGGCCTCCAACGCATTGGCTGGCCGAGCAGTTCGGCATTCTTGATGAGTCGCTCGCGCTGCCCGGGACCGAGGTCTTCCGCACCACGACGGCAGACAACCCGCACATCGGGGCGGACTACATCGCGCGGCTGCAACGCCAGATGAGCCCCACCAACTACCGGCGGCTGGTGCTCGGGCAGTGGGTCGGCGCGGAGGGGCTTGTGCTCGACAACTGGGACCGCGCGATCCACATGCAGGACCGAGAAGGGCCATGGGAGATGACCGTCGTGGGGATCGACGACGGCGTGGCGGATCCGTTTGTTGCGACGCTGGTCCACGTCGACGGGCGCGGCCGGATCCACGTGGAGCGCTCCTGGTACGCGCATGAGCTGACGGTCGCTAGCAAGATCGCGCTGGTGCGTGAGCTGATCGCTCCGCACATGCGGACGTTCGCCGTGTGCGTCGTGGACCCCAGCGCAGCGCAACTCAAGGTGGACATGATCGGCGCCAACCTCCCGGTCATGGACGCCGACAACTCGGTGATCCCGGGCATCGAGCGCGTGCGGTCTGCGCTCGGCGTGCCGCTCGGCGAGATCTTCCCGCGGCTGACCTTGGCCTCCGCGTGCGCATCATCCCGCGAGAGCATGCGCACGCCGCCTCCGCCTGGCGGCCTAATGCGCTCGCTGATTGGGGAGATCGAGTCCTATGAGTGGCGGCGGATCAAAGGCGAGGCGCGCGAGATGCCCGAGCACCGCGCATCGCACGGGCCGGACAGCCTCCGGTACGCGCTGAGCCGCCTGGGGGCCATTGGCCCGGTCGTGTTCTGACCCACAGGGGCACTGTCCCCCGAATGAAACTGCGCCCGCGGTCGGCTTGATCGCTCTGCCGCGCTCCTATCGGGTCACCGGGAGTGAACGGTGCTCGATTCATCACTGAGGCCGCAGCCAGCGTGCGCGCGGCCGCAAAGACGGTCACCCGCGGCGGGATGGCGCTCGGAGCGTACGGCACCGGGCCGCTGGCAGGGGCTGGCGGCGTGGCCATGCACAGCCTCGCTATCCCCGGGATGGCTGAGAGCTGGCACGGCGGCACGCTAGCGATTGCCCGCCTTCGCCTGCGCGGCAGCGACGCAATCGAGCAACCGTACACGCAGCACTGGCTCGTTCACCTTTGCATCCGCAAACGCGCCGAGCTGCTCTCGGACATGCCGCTCGCGCTGTGGACCGACCGCTCCGACTACGCGACGAAGCTCCAGTCGCACCCGATTCTCGATCTGCTCGCACGGCCCAACCCAGTGATGGGTTCGCGCTTGTTTTTGAAAGCAACCGAGATCTATCGGTTGCTCGACGGCGAATGCTTTTGGGCCCGGCTCGACGAGCGGTACCTGCCGACCGCAGATCCCATCCCGGCGCACCTGATGCCGATCCGCGGCTCGCAGGTCCAAGCCGAAATCAACTCCAGATCTGGCGTCGTGGAGCGGTACCGGTACACCGGCGACGCGACGATGGAGTTCTCCCCGCAGCAGATCGTGCGGATCTCCGAATTCAATCCCTACGACCCGGTGCGCGGTTTGGGGCTGGCCCACATCACGCTGCGCCAAGCCGATCAGGATTACCAGCTCGACCGCATGACGGATGCGCTGGTGAACAACGGCGGGCAGCCGTCGATTGTGCTGTCTTCGGATCAGATGCTGACGCCGGACCAAGGCAGGCAAGCGAAGGAGGTATCCGACGAGAAGCTCAGGGAAGGCGGAACGCTGATCCTCACGCAAGGATTGAAACCGGTCAACGAGGCCTTCACACCCGTTGAAATGGCGTTCATGGAAGGCCGCGTGTGGAACCGCGACGCGATTATTGCCGCGTTCGGATTGAACCGCGTCGTCCTCGGGTTCGTGGAAGACATCAACCGCGCAACGGCCCAAGAGGCTATCGCGGTCGCGCTGGAGCAGACGATCATCCCGGCGGCTCACGACGTCGAAGAACAGATCCAGTCGCAGCTAGTCGACGTTGCGGCACCGGGTCGCGGCATCGTCATCGGCTTCGACTCATCCGGCATGACGGCGCTGCGAGCTAGTCGCGATGCGCAGGTCGCGCGCGTCAAGACGTGGGTCGATATGGGACTCACGGTCCAAGCGGCTGCACGGCTGGAAAACATCGAGGACGACATCGCGGATGCGGACATCAAGCCGTTGCCGCCCTCGTTGCCCGCTTTCCCGTTCGAGCAGAGTGCGCCCGCGGTGCATCGGCGCATGCGGCTCGACATGCAGGACGACCGGCGCGCGGTTGCGTGGCACGAGTACGCCGCCGCGACGCGTGCGCAGGACAACGAGCTGCAAACGCTCTTCGCGGGGGCTCAACGAGCGTACCTGCGTGCGGTGAGTAAGCGCGTCGAAGACATCGCAGCGGGCGATGGCCTGAGCGGGACCCTCAAAGCGCAGAGCAAGGCAGACGTCGAAGCGATGATGGCCGCGCTTGCGGATCTGATGCCGTCCGACATCGGCTTTGCGGACGCGCTGAAGCAGCCGTTCACCGCAACCATGGCGAAGATCCTCGACGTTCAAGCGCGGACGATCGCGCGCCGTCTGGGCAAGTCGGCCGCGCTGTTCACGGCTCAGTCGCCCGCGGCCGCCGCGTTCCTCGGAACGAAGGCGATCAAGGTCACCGAAGGCACGATGAGCACGCTTGCCCGCTTCACGCGCCGGCAGATCGCGGAGGCGCTGGTCGCGGAAAGCTACACCGTCTCATCGGTCGCGGTCGGGTTGCGCGCTCAGTTGTCGCGGATCAAGACGATGGTTCAGGCGACCTCGCAGCAGATCGACGCGCGCGCGATGACGATCGCACAGACCGAAGCTGGCGCGGTCGCGAACTTCTCGCGCGTGACCGAGATGCGGCTGATCGGGCTCAAACGGCACGAGTGGGTCACCAGCCGCGACGAGAACGTCCGCGACACGCACGCGCCGCTCGATGGGCAGGTCGTCGAGATTGGCGCGCAGTTTTCGAACGGGCTGCGCTGGCCGAACGATCCGCAGGGCGACGCGGGCGAGGTCATCAACTGCCGGTGCACGGTTGTAGGGGTCTTTGACGAGGGAGAAGAATGAAGCTCGAAGCAAGCGATCGACTGCGCCTGGTGCGCCTGTTCGCCGCGGATATCGCGACGCCGTCTCAGATCGAGACGATCGATGAGCAGATGGCTGCGTCCGCGCGCGTGCTGCCGATGCGTCGGTCCGTCGCGTATAGCGTCCAGCCCGAAGGCGGGTTGCTGCGGTTCGTGATCTCCGACGAGCGGGTCAACCGCTACGGGGACATCGTGCGGCAAGACGGATGGAAGCTAGAGAACTTCCGCCGCAACCCCATCGCGCTTTGGGGTCATGACTACGACCAGCCGATTGGCACGTGGACGGACATCCGCACCGAGATGCTCGATGGTGGCAAGGTCACCACGGGCGCGGTTCGCTTGGCTTCCGAAGCGAGCGAGGACATTGCGCGCATTGACCGGCTGGCCCGTGCGGACGTGCTGAGGGCGGTCTCGCCCGGCTTTTTGAATCTGAAAAGCCGCAAGCCCGCAAACGATGAAGAGCGCGGTCGCCTGGGCCTGGGCAAGTACGGGGTCGAACTGCTCGAAAACGAGCTTCACGAGATCAGCTTGGTCTCGGTCGGTGCGCAGCCTGGCGCGCTCAAGATGAGCGTCGAGGCCGGGCACATCACCGCAGCCGACGCCGAGTACATCGAGCGATCGAGCCCGCAGACCGAGCGCGAGATCCTGCGCACGCACGAGCGAGATATCGCGCTGTCCTCGACGCTGCGGATCAGCGCGCTTGAAGGCTCGATCGCCGCGCGCCTGGACGCGCAGGGCGCAGAGCTGAGCGAAATCAAGCGGCTGCTCATGCGTCGGGTCGAGTCCGACGCGGAGCTTGCTGCACCTGCGTACTTCGCTGCGCTGGACCGAGAAATGGAAGCCGCAATCCGGCAGATCGCCACATGACACAGTTACAGCTTACGCGAGCGTTCCGGCTTGCGGCTTCCTCTTATTATCGGTCGCAGATCACGCTGCGCGACTTCGACGAAGAGTCGGAAGCGTCTCGGCAGTACGCGATGACGAACGACGCGGACGCTGCGGCGCTCGTGCCGTTCACCGCGCTGACGGATAGCCTGATCCCGGAGATTGCATCCGAGAGCATTACCGAGCGCATGGGTGCGCGCACGTTCGCGGGAATGGTCGGCAACGTCGTCATCCCGACGGACGAAGGCGGTATCCGGTTCACGCCGCAGGACACCGAAGCTGCGGAATCGAGCACGCCAGCATCGACCGCATTCGGCGCGATCATGCCGGAGATTTGCGTCCTCACCGCGGAGATCCCGGTGTCGTTCGCGTTCTTGAACACTTCGGGCCCCGCGCCTGAAGCGTGGCTGCGACGCATCATCGCGCGCCGGTTCGCTGCTGACCGCGACCATTACGCGCTGCAAGGTAGTGGCGTCGACGGCAACGTTATGGGCATCGCGAGCACGCCTAACGTCAACGCGGTTTCGTTCGCTGGAGCCACGTACACCGGCGCATCGCAGACAATCACGAGCCTGCTCGATGACTTCTACTGGCTCGCGGTCGACAACGGCGGCGAACTCGGGTCGAGCCGCTGGGGTTACGTTGCCGAGCCCGCGGTCGGGCGCAAGCTTTCCCGGGTCAAGTCGACAACCGGCAAGGACGTCCTGTTTCCATTTGGCAAGCGCGAGCTGATGGAGCACTCCGTCGGCTGGTCGCGGCTCGCTCGCGCAAGCTTGAGCACCGCCGGCACGACCGACGCGGGCCTCTTCTTCGGCGACTTCTCTCGCATGATCCACATGCTCTGGGGAGCGCTTGAGATCCGCATCGTCGAGTCCGGCGACGACGCCAAACGCGGCCGTGCGAGGTTCATCGCGCGCGCTCCCTACTCCGTGGTGCTCGAGCGCCCGGAATCCTTCTCCCGCGCTACGTCCTTCACCGTCGCGCTGTCCTAGTCCGAGGAATAACAATGTCCCAAGTAGATATCCCCCAGGAGGTCAAGGCCACGCTGGGGAAACTGACCGAGAGCGTGCAAAGCCTGCGCGCAGAGCGCGAGTCGGCCGACAAGCTGACGCGCGACGAGCTGGCCGCCAAGATCGAGGCGCAAGACGCGACGATCGCCAAGCTGCAAGCGTTCGCCGACACCGCCGAGAAGCACCAGCTTCCGGGCCTGGAGCTGGAAACCGCTGCAAAGCCTGGGTTCTCGCTGTTCCGCTGCATGCAAATCGCAGCCAGCGAACTCAAGAACGGCGGCCAGCGCATGGGCCGCGACCTGATGTCGGACAAGACGTACGGGCTCGAGATCGAAGCCATCAAGCAGTACGCGAGCCAGACGGGGCAGTCCTGGGCCGACGGCGGAATCCTGATCCCGCACGTGGTCCAGGCCAACGCCATCATCCCGCTTCAAGCTCGGATGAGCGTCGGCGCGCGGCTCGGCGTGACTCAGATGTCGGGCATGGTCGGCACGATGGAGTGGCCGGTCGAGGGCATCGATCACATCGCTTACTACGTCGACTCCGAGGCGATGGGAGCGACCACCTCGAGCGCGACCACGATGGGTTCGAAGAAGGTTTCGCCGCATCTCATGGGAGCGGACACCAAACTCTCTTGGGGCATGCTCACGCAGACCGCGGGAGCGATGGAGCAAATCGCCAACCGCAAGATCGCGCGCGCGTTCGCGCTGATGCGTGACCGGATGCTGATCCACGGCTTGGGCACAGACAAGCAACCGCTTGGCCTGAAGCTGACCCCGGGCGTTCTCACTCACTCGTTCAGCGGCGTTCTCTACAACCACGTCCCGAGCGACGTCGGTGCAGGTACTGGCTCGCAGACGATCACCGACGCGTTGGGCGCGATGTACTGGAAGATCCAGGCCGCGGAATACAACGACGGTGCCGAGAGCCCCTTCAAATACGCCGGCCAGAAGAGCGTTGGCGCGCGCATGGGGCGAGCCAAGAACGCGATGGGCACGAACCTGTTCACAGGTTTTGCCAGCGCTCAAGTCGGCGCATTCGACGGCTATCCGATGATCTGGTCAAACCAGGTCGGTGCGCCGACTCTGGTCGACACCGGCGCGGAACTCTGGTTCGGCGACTGGTCGCAAATGGCTGACCTGTCCTGGATGGACTTCCGCCTTCGCGCAACCGAAGTCGACGACGACGCCAAGCGCGCTCGCGTGACCATCATTGCGCACCAGTCGCACGACCTGCTGTGCCTCCAACCCACCGCGTTCTGCCGTGCGACGTCGCTCGACGTCTGACAACAACAAGAGGAATATCCAATGAGCTTCACCAATGCCGGTTTCGGCACCAAGGCCGTGATGATCGGCCGCGCCAACGTGGCGACTGCGCTGACGTCGGTCCCTGCCGATCGCCTCGGCTTCGACGACGCACTGATCGTGCTTTCCCATGGAGCTGTCGCCGACACCCGGACCGTGACGGTCAATATCCAGAGTTCGGCGACGTCGGGCGGGTCCTATACGACCATCACCGGCGCGTCGCATGTTGTTGCCCCCGCGGAGGACGACCTGCTCGCATCCATCGTCTTTCATGTCGATCTTCGCGGCGCGCAGCGATTCATTCAGGCTACCGCCACCGTCGGCGGGACTGGCGATTTCACCACTCACGTGATCGCGGTACTCCAAAGCGCCAAGTACACGCCTGACTCCGCGCCGGTTCTCGTCACTGTGCCGACCCCGGCGGCGTGATCTAAGACGATCGAAAGCGAGCCATGGCCCCCGCCAATCGCTCGCTTTCGATCGTCGCTCCGCTTCTCGCTTCGACTCCCATGATCCTCATCATCCCCTACAACGTGAGCGACGACCCGATCAGCGTCGGGGGTTGGTGCGTGTCGTGATTGAGCTGGCAGAGATCACCTTGGGGCTCAACCTGACGCTTGACGCTGATCCGTTGATTCCCGATCTGCGGGCGGCTGCGATCTCGCAGTTTGAGCT